GTTCAAGGTGATTTCAAAGATGAAAGAATAGGAGTTGAATTTATTACTAAAAAAGGTAATAAAATAGAAACTTCAGTAAAAATCCCTATGGGAAGAAAAGTAAGACAATCAATAATGGTTGAAAAACGAAGAGCAATCGCAAAAGCAAAATTAGAAGCAAGTAGAAGAAGTGCATAATGACACTAACAGGTAAATTTGAAGTTTTAAAAGATAAGAAAGTACATAAGTTTACTAAATTTTCAGATATACCTGAATCTTTTGAACACGTAATATCATTTATACCAGATTATCCCGAAGGACCTCACACACAAGAGGAACATAACTTTATGGAAACATTTAATAGTAAATTACAGGAGTTGTTAAGTCGTGCCAGCAGTAACTAGAATAGGAGACGCTGATGTTGCTCATTGTTCAGGAATGACAAGAGCAAAAGGATCGTCAAATGTCTTTGTAAATGGTATTGGTATATCTCGTCAAGGTGATGTAAACACAACACATTTATTACCACCTAATATACCACCTTGTCCATCTCACGCAGCTGGTATCACTAAAGGATCATCAACTGTAAAAGTGAATAATAAAGGTTGTGGTCGTGTTGGTGATGGTATATCTGGATGTACAAGTGTTGCTCAAGGTTCTTCTAATGTTTTCGCTGGTTAGAGTATAAATATAAGAGATATGCCAAACTATGATGCTAGTAATACTAATAACTCTAAACGAGCAAATAGAATCTATAAAGATTTAGATTTAGATTTTGGTCGTAATCCTGTTACTAATGATGTTAATAAATTAACAGATGTAGAGGCAGTTAAGAGAAGTGTTAGAAATTTGATTAATACAAATCATTATGAGAGACCTTTTCATCCTGAAATAGGTTCAGGTTTAAGAGGTATGTTATTTGAACCAATGACACCTTTGACTGCTATTGGATTACAAAGAAAAGTTGAAGAAGTATTAGTAAATTTTGAACCAAGAATTAATTTAAGTCAAGTATTAGCAATACCTAATATTGATAACAATGCTTACGACTTAAAAATTAAGTTTTATGTTATAGGCAATTCACAACCAGTAGAAGTAGAAACATTTTTAGAAAGATTAAGATAATATGGCAAGTAATAAATTAGTAGTAGCAGATTTTGATTTTGATAATATAAAATCAAATTTAAAATCATTCTTACAAGATCAACCAGAGTTTTCAGATTACAATTTTGAAGGTTCAGGATTTGCTGTATTGTTAGATACTTTAGCATACAACACACACTATTTAGGATTCAATGCTAATATGTTAGCAAACGAATTATATTTGGATAGTGCTGATATTAGAAAAAATGTAGTTTCATTAGCAAAGATGTTAGGATACACTCCTACATCAGCAAAATCGCCATTAGCAAATGTTGATATAACTATTAATAATGGATCAGGTGCCACAGTTACAATGAACAAAGGTACATCTTTTACTTCAGTTGTTGATAATCTAAATTATCAATTTGTAACTAACGAAGAATTAATTATGACACCTCAAAATGGTGTTTATAAATTTTCTGGTGTAGATTTGTATGAAGGTAGTTTAGTTACTTTTAGATATACAGTAGATAGTACAGATGTTGACCAAAAATTTATTATACCTACTGTAAATGCTGATACATCTACTTTAAAAATTACAGTTCAAAATTCTATAACTGATACTACACAAAATACTTATACATTAGCGTCTGGATTAAAATCTTTAAACAATACATCAAAGGCATATTTCTTACAAGAGTCAGATACAGGTAAATTTCAAGTTTATTTTGGTGATGATGTAATAGGTAAAAAATTATCAGATGGTAATATTATAATTATGGAATACATTGTAGGAAATAGAGATGAGGCAAATGGTTGTTCATCTTTTTCATTATCAGGTTCTGTTGGTGGATTTACAAATGTTAGTATAGTAACTAATTCAGCAGCTCAAGGTGGTTCTGGTCCTGAGTCAAAAGAATCAATTAGATTTAATGCACCTTTACAATATACATCACAAGACAGAGCAGTTACAACAACTGATTACGAAACTTTAGTTAAATCAATTTATCCTAATGCAACTTCTATAAGTGCTTGGGGTGGTGAAGATGATGAAACACCTGTTTACGGTGTTGTTAAGATTGCAGTCAAAGGTCAGTCAGGTGTTCCATTAACTAACGCAACAAAATTAGATATAGTTACAAAATTAAAATCTTACAATGTTGCTTCAGTTAGACCAGAAATAATTGATCCTATTATAACTAAAATTGTGTTAGTAGTAAATGCTAAGTTTAATAAACAAGCAACCGCTAAAACTTCAGAAACTTTAAAGTCAGAAATTACAACTGCTATATCAGATTACAATTTAAATACGTTAACAGCATTTGACGGTGTGTTTAGATTCTCTAAAGTTACAGGTTTAATTGATAATGTAGATAATTCTATTTTATCTAATATAACAACTGTTAAAATAAGAAAAGAATTTACACCTACACTTGCTTCATCAACAAAATATGATATTTACTTTAGAAACCCAATTTACAATCCTCATTCAGGACACGAATCTGTTTTATCATCTACTGGTTTTAAAATATCAGGAAATAATAATGAAATGTTTTTAGATGATGATGGTATAGGAAATGTTAGAGTTTATTATCTTGTAAGTGGTATTAAAACAGTACAAAATGCTACACAAGGTACAATAGATTATTCAACTGGACAAGTTACTCTTAATTCTTTAAATGTAGCTTCAATATCTAATATAAGAGGATCTGCTACATCTAATATAGAGGTAACTGTTTCTCCTAATTCAAATGATGTTGTTCCTGTAAGAGATCAAATTTTAGAAATAGATGTTTCTAATTCAATTATAAATGTTAACGAAGATACCTTTGTAGGTGGTTCTTCCGAGGCAGGAGTAGGGTACACAACAACATCAAGTTACTAATGTCCTATGGCAAAGTTTAATGATAAAATTTCATCACTTATCAATAGTCAATTACCTGATTTTGTAGTTGATGACCACCCACAGTTCGTTCAATTTTTAAAAACTTATTATCAATTTATGGAATCTGCTATGTTGCAGGTTACAAGTATTGAAAATACAGACGGTATAACTTTAGAAAACGAAACAGGTCTTTCAGATAATTTATTATTAGACGGTTCAAAAATAACTTCAGAAAGAACACAACTAGATCAAGGTGATAAAATAATTTACGAAGATACTGTATTTGGTAAATTTACAATAGGTGAAACAATAACAGGTCTTGTATCAAAGGCAACTGCAACAGTTATTGCCGAAGATTTGACAAATAATAAAATTTATATATCAGCACAAGATAAATTTTCTAAGGATGAAGTAATAACAGGTAATACTTCAGGCGCAAAAGCAATTATTAATAATTATAATCCTAATCCTGTAAATACTATTCAGGACTTAACAAACTTTAGAGATCCTGACAAAGTTATTTCAAACTTCTTAACAAATTTTAGAGATGAATTTTTAAAAACAATACCTGAAACTTTAGCGTTAGGATTAGACAAAAGAAACTTAATTAAAAATATAAAATCAATGTATCAATTAAAAGGTACACAAGCAGGACACGAATTATTTTTTAGAATATTATTTAATCAAGTATCAGAAACATTTTATCCAAGAACACAAATGTTGCGTGTATCTGATGGACAATGGGACACACAAAAAGTTTTAAGAGCAATTACAACAGTAGGTAATTCAACAGATTTAGTAGGTAGAACAGTTACAGGTACAAATACAGCAGCAACTGCTATTATAGAATCAGTTAAGAAATTTGTTATTGCAAATAAAGAAGTTTCTGAATTTGTACTTAATATAAACTCAATGACTGGTACATTTATTATTGGCGAAGAAATTACTGGTACTGCTAGTGATACAGATGACTTTTTTATAAAAGCAACAGTTACAGGTATACCAGGAACAAAAACAATTACTAATGATGGTAACTTATATGCTACTGGAGATTTTTTAACTGTTACAGGTGGTGGTACAGGTGCTGATATTGCTATTAGTGATATTGGTTCAGGACCAGTATCAGAAATTGTTGTTGACAATCCAGGATCAGGTTATTCTGTTGGTGATAAATTAGTTTTTGATAACACAGGTACACAAGGTGTTAATGCAGAAGGATTTGTTTCAGTAGTTAATGGTGGTATTTCTGGTGAAGACGGAACAGGTGCTGAACATATTTTAATGGAAGATGAAACTGGTAGAGGAGATCAATACTCTGGAAGTAAAATTGTAATGGAAGGTGCTACTAACTCCGACTTAAATGATATTACAGATATATTTTTAATTAATCAAGGTAGTGGTTATACAACTTTACCTAGTGTATCTATAACTTCAAGTGGTACAAATGCAAATGTTTTAGCACACGGTACAGATATAGGTAGAGTTATAGGATTAAAAACAAACGAATTAGGAGAAGGTTATCAAAACTCTCCAACACCTACAATTAAATTTAGAAATTGTTTATTACTTACAAACAAATCAGGTAACTTTAATGCTAATGATACTATTACAGGTGGTACATCTGGTGCGACTGGTAAACTTGCAAGTTATGACGCTGATACAAGTTTATTAAAAGTAAAAGATTTAAATACTAATTTTATTCTAAACGAAACAATAACATCAACAAGTAGTGGATCAGCAACAATAACAAGATTAGATGTTGCTAGTGCTACAATAGATGTAGTTTCTGTTTCAGATACAGATGGTAAATTTTTAAATGAAGATGGTTATGTATCCGAACAAACTATGAAAGTACAAGATAGTTTATACTATCAGGATTTTTCTTATGTATTAAAAGTAGGTCAATCAATAAACGATTGGCGAGACTCATTTAAAAAGACTATGCACACAGCAGGTTTTTATTTTACAGGACAAGTTGAATTAGTAAATAGATTAAGTTTAAAAGTTAGGGCGCCAGTTGCTGGTATTGTATCAGGTGCTTCAGATACTCCATTATTCAATGTATTAAATGTATTGTTTACAACTGTCTTTGGTAGAAGATTAGGAACAGTAGATGATGGTACAAGTTTAAGATCAGATAATATGTCTGAAGGATTAATGAACGCAGGTGATGATTATAGAGAACCATTTACTACAAATACTAGAGATATAACTTTGACAAGAGCACCTATTGAAATTAGTATGACTAGTAGAAAAAGAGCAACAATAGATGGTGTAGAAGTTAAACAAGGGTACGCATATGCAGGACCTAAATTTGGTACACTAAACAAATTTGCAAATACAATATTTGGTATAAATTCAGG